TTTTTTTTTTTTTTTTTTTTTTTTTTTTTTTTTTTTTTTTTTTTTTTTTTTTTTTTTTTTGCGTTCTGCAAGCCCGCATACGCGCAAATTTAAGAATAAAACCTATCTGCTTTTTCCTTCTCCCCATGGAAAAAACCACATCCAGGGAAACTCTCATTCAACTTATCATCTCTAATATGCATTCTCCATAAAGTCTCCATAGTAGGGAAACCTTGATATATCTGCTCAACGGCAACCCCTATTTTCCTACAAGTCTTAGTTAAATCAAACTGTTTAGTCTCTTGACTAGAATAGTCACTAATCACATCAGCCATATTTTTATATCCTCTTCTAGCAAACACATAATTATATAATCGAGCTTGCCACCTATATAGTGGCTTATTAGTCCCAAAACCATCATACGCAGTGCTAATAATAGCCATCAAATAGTCAGCAACAGTATACCTATCTCTTGACCCATACCCCAACTTATACATTACAGCCTTCATCAATCTATAAGGAACAATAGCTGCACAATAAGTAGGCATCCAATCTGGTCGTCTAATACTATACTTCTGACAGAAAACAACTCCACTATAAGACAAACCTCCTTCATCATCAGGAACAGACAACCACAACAAACCTTCTCTCAAACTCGGCATTTTTATTTTCAATCCGAAATACTTAAACGCATACTCAGCGAAATCTCTCTCATTAACGTACTTCTGGATTATCCTTCTTCTACCCATAAAATGATCATCACCATAAGCAGCTATCTTACACCTATTTGCTCTTAACTCTGTCAAAATAATCTCCCCAAAAGCAGGGTTCATTACTATTTTATACCATATATAAGAGAAGAGAATAACGGCCGTATACCAACTATCACCAATTGATGTCTCATAAGCTCCAGACGGCATCTTACCAACTAACAATACCCATAATTCGGCAAAAAGATGTAGCTCCTTAACACTCAAATTCTTCACAGCCTCTTTCAATTGCGCCAAATATATATCATAATCCCCAGCATCCTTCTTTATATATAACAATGACGCCATAGCGAACATTTCTATAAGCGGTCGCATCATATGATAATCCAAGCCAGAAATATCAGCATCATCATAAACCATCTCAGGATCATCATAATTATTCTCTTCTGCAAAACGCATTGCACCACCATGCCACCAAATTTGCCCTATCTTAATAATATTACCTCTTTCACATCGACGATGATTATGCACGTGGCTAGCATTAATATATCCCATCATACTCTGGATGTAAAACATCCTAACCTTATCCTCAGCATCAGCGCGCTCTTTAGGATCCAAAGATTCACT